CAACAGATTAGTTTAGGAGGCCCGGGGCACTAACCCGGCCTAAGTGCCAAACAGCTGCGCCGATTCATCTGGCGGCACAGCTACCCCAATACACCGTCGATCTTCAACAGATGCAAAGCGCATCTGACGGTTCAACCCCTCCCGGCGAATCTTCTCGATGAACGGGATGGGGACCCACGTTGGGTTTTGATATAGCCCGGCCCTTGGGGCCATGTGCGGGCCGGGCTCCCAGAACGACATGTGGAAATCATTACCATTCAGGAGTTGCGCTTCCACGTATAATTGATACGAGGGCTCCCAACGGGGGAAGTGTTTCCACAATGTCACTCGCGCTTCAGGGCTGGGGGGCTTCAGATGCAACCAAGGAGCGTTGTCCAAGGCCACGATGTCTCGTTGAAACTGGGTTAGCGCAGCCATACCCAGCGACACATCGATACTTCGTGTGGCATCCAATACACGTTTCGCAAGGCACCAAATGATGGGCGCCTGCGACCCCAACACTGCCAAGCTCATAGCCTTGGCGCGCAAGTAAGAATCCTGCTTCGAAGTGCGCATGCTTCCGGCACAAACCGGAAGCACAAAAAAGTTTCGAAGGGTCTTTTCCGGGTCCAATATGACCTGACACGTCTCTAGGTCACATCGGATGCAACAAAATTTCGCCATGCCGAAATTTTCGTGCACATTGAACTCCAACTTCACACCCAGGGCGTCGATATCGGCTTGGCAGACTCCCCTGTCAATACACAAGCCATCATCTCCTTCAACTATCCCGACGAAATTGTCTGAGACAGTATCCGCCCACTGTTCCGGTGTCCAATCCGGGTGTGCGGCCTTCGAACTCAAGTAACTCATAATCATGAGGTTCAAGAATCCGTTCGCCGAACTCGTCCACATAACACCACTCATGAGGCGCTTAACCATCTTCGCTGTGATGTGTTTGTAACGGGTCTCATTGGTGCCCATCACCATAGAAGCGAGCAACCTCTTAAAATAGCCGGTGGCAGTGGTCTTGGCTAGTACGTGCAAGACAACATATTTCCAAACCCAGGCAAAGTGCTCGTTATGGTGCGCCTCGAAGCTTTTAAAGTCGGTCTCAACGACCTTCTCTTCCCCGAACATCTGCTTCATAGTTCGAGGCCAGCTCCGAGGATCAGTTCCCTTTATATACCACCGCCGACCATAATCATCGGTCATGGCAAACAACTGCTTGTCGACTTGGTGGCATATGGCGCCTAACACGGCCTTCGAGGTGTCTGAGGGGCTATTAATTCCACGTGGGAATTTGAAGCCCGGGTAACCCTCGGTTTTTATGAAACTCTTCGATTTCTTCATCTCCGCGTCGAGGAACTGCGCCGCTGCCCGTAAACGGGCCAAATCCGCCTTTCGCACCCCCGAATACTTCGTCTTCTTAAGCCACGTGGCCGTGTCGATGAGTTGGGTATCATCGATTTGGGGCACATACTTCCTAACGAAAGCGCGGACGTAACGCTTGAAATTGTCTTTCTCAGATACTGCTGGTGTGGGCATCTTCCTCGACACACGATGGAGGACAGACGCGATCTGATTGTCGACATGGTTTTGGTAAGGCATATGTGGTAGGTAGTACTGATTATTGTCTGAATTAAGAGGGGCGAAACGATGCACGAAGAAAACTGTCTTAGTGCAATTTATCTCCTGCTCCGCACGCACACTGACGTGCGGAATTATCTGGAGTTGTTTCATAGCCTCATTCAGATCAGCTGAATTTTCTTCGCCAACCACATAGCCCAAGGCCCAGCGGGGGCGCTCTGGGCCACCTGAGGATTTAAACGCTTGAAGTCTTCATGGCTCATATGCGTCAAATACTGAGCCAACATTGCATGCGCAAAAGCGCGGAATGCGTTCGAATCCTCAAAGCCATAGTTGGTTCGGGTGTCGCGGTTGCTACCCGCGTCTGAATTGTAATTCCTGGCCGCACAATCCAGCACCTCATCCAACCTGGCAAGCTGGCTGACAGGGGTGAGGGTGAGCGCTTTACGGGCCCGTGTCAGGCACATCGTGCCCACCTTCCGTCGCTCTTCGACCACTTTGGGTCGCCCTCCCACATCACCAGCACGAATGACGAAGTCGACCCACTCGACTTCGCAGGTGCGAAAATCTTCCTGTATTTTCCCACCTCGCATGAAATAGGCCCTCAAATCTTCTTTCCCCGTGTGCTCCGTAGGAGTGAGCGTCACGTGGCGTTGCATAAAGCCACTCCAATAGAGGAGGGCGGGCCTCAGATCATCGTGATGAAGAGCATACATAACGGCGGAATGGTAAGACTCTCCCAAATCTATTTCCAAATAACCATTGTAGAACCGCGCGAAATGTGGATTACCATCCAACAATGTGGCTTCCAGGACCGCAGCCACGGCCTGTCGTATCAACTCCGTCCAGAGTATACGATACCACAACATGCTCCCATCACACTGCTGCCAAACGGCAAAAACGGCTAACAATTTGACCCCCAACCCGAAATTGATCGGTATTAGGGTGCCAGGCTCAGGAATTGTACAGCCAGTGCCGCTCTGGTGAAAAGTTTCTATCACCAGAGGCTCAGATGCCCCGACAATTGGTAAGTCGGGCACCACCACCTCCGTCTGGGTCTCCACCGGTTGCGCATCTTCTCGTGCAATGGCGGCGACTTCGGCAAGAGTGTGTTTCGCCTCGGCCTTGCCCCTGGGCGCTGAGGGTCGTTGTGGCCGCATTTGCGCT